TTATTTAACTTCTTTCAAACAATCCCGGCACACCTTGATTTCTTCATCATCAATCGTGTAGTCAATCTTAGTCGCACCGTGGAAGCCAAATAAACACATCAGTAATCTAAGCATGATTTTACTCCTGGACAATCAAGCAATCATGTCGCAAGAAATGTCAGTTATTTTCACTTATAAAACATAAATTTATAATATTCATTGCTGAAATAATGTCATTAACTTTGTCGAACTAAGCAAGATTCCTTCCTGGTTAATCAAGCATTTTAATTTGGTATGATTACACTAATATTTCCCGGGGCAATAAAAAAGCCCTTTTCGCAGGGCCAAACGCTACTCACAATCACACACACCTAACATGCACGGTCTGCTTTACTTGCTTTCAATCCTCTTTAGGTCGGGGCGCTACTCCCTGGTCTAGATTCCCGAAGGAAGTCTACTCGAAGGCATGTTCCACTGGTCAGCACTCCAGCAGGGTAATTGTCTTTTTATGGACAACAAAAAGCCCGATTATTTGACCGAGCTTTGATGTTTGTAAAATCTGGGTGGCGGCATTAATTTAAAAACCACTAGAAATTAATAAAACCGCCATAATGCAAAAAGCCCACCTTTCGATGAGCTTCTTTTAGAACCAAGTGCATTATTTACACTTCGGTCACTTATAACACAAAATAGCATATTCGCATTTAAATGCAAGCTTTTTGAGCACTTAATTCATCCCTAATCTTCTGCTTCACCCAATTGCTAAAATCCACTGAATTGGCAAATTCTAGTAACTCTTTCTCAGTTTCGGTATTGAACGAAATTGGCTTCATGATGCGTTTTTTCTCATAGTTCTTATGAGCTTTCTTTTGTGATTCAGACATCGCTTATTCCTTGTTTAAGATTGCTTCGCGTCCAAGCATAGGAATGATGTAAACACCACCCTGCTCATCTTCATCCAAACAACCATCAAAACCCATTTTTTTAGCACATTCGCCACGTTTAGCTTGAATGTACCAATCGTTTTCAGCATCAGCAAAATCATGATTCCAAACACTATCTGAGCCATCTAAAAGAGATTCCGCTAAGTCTTCATCAATATCGAAACGCTCTGCAATTTCTGCAACGATTTCAGCATCAGTTAAGTCGCCTGCACCAACGAAGCTCATGTTTTCAGCATCAATCGAATAGGTGACTACTTCACCAACTGACATTGAATAAGGCTCTACTGAAAAAAACAAACAATCATCAAAAGTCCCAAAGCGGTCAATTTTTGTAATTTCTTTTGGGCTTGTGTGGAATAATTTCATTTCAGTATCTCCTGTCTATATGAATAATATATAGTATATACGATATATAAGCAAGAGATACTTTGAATTATTTTTAAACTGTCGACAAATAGTAGGTTTTAATCAATTTTCAATCTTTTATCATGACCGCATAAATAGAATTCACCAGCGAATATCATGTTATTGATTGAGCTGCGACTTAGCTTAAATTCACGCGCCATTTGATCAAGTGACATCCCTCTCACATTCTTCTCAATAAACAACTGCACCGCCACTTTCGCTGAAGCACAAACCGAACTAGACTTATTAAAATCTACAATCAACTTACGCACCTGCTCAGCTTCAAAATCATTAATCTGGCAAATCACCTGATCCTTACGCGGTGCCACCCCTTTGTTATTTTCAAGAATCAGCCAGTAAATCTGATTTACCCCAAGTGAGTCCGGCTCATGTCCTGACTTCATGCGTGAAATCTGGATGTATGCCCCATACTGCTTAAGCCAATCTTCAATACTAAAACGATCCCAGTTCATCACTTCCGCCTTAACCATCGCATTCATCCCTATTCCCTCTCAAACCTTAATTACTTCTAATGCCTGTTCCACACTCTCAACCACATAAACACGGCCTCGCCATGTCTGATGCCATACCACCTGGTCTGGTGTGAGTTTTCTATCTGATTTAGGTTTTGCCCCATCCTTCACTTCAATCAAGAAATTTAATCCCCGAATGCCTACCAGTAGATCTGGACAACCTTTACCAGTTGAAGCAAGTGATTGAACACTTGCCCCAACCTGACGTAACGCTTTAACAATTTCAGTTTGATTTGCATCAACCTTTGCGGCTCTACGCATTGGCACCTCGCAAAGTTTTCTTGATCTCACCAATGCAATACCGAATCGCAAAAACTCGCTCAGACTTTCCAGACTTCTTGTTCTGCTCTAATGCAAATTCAAGCTGCTTGATTAGGCTCGCAGAAGAAGTTCTTAAATTGTCATTTTCCTGCTTAGCCTGGTGAAGTTCTTGAGCCAAACGATCTACTTCTAAAATAGCCTGCTCTCTTGTGAGTTCCTGATCCGCAAAGCACTTCCCATCAGCATGACAATAACCATCACTGCCACAATAACCAGAGCCGTGCTTGCATCTCATTACAGCATCCGCCCAAACATTGTGGTTCTTGCTTAGCAAGTCATGTTCACACGGTATTTTTATTGCTTTCATGACTCACCTCGCAGAGCCAAACCAGCCAACTGCTCAGCTAGATCAAAAGCATCACACTTGCCTGAATAATAAGAATCAGCGTTTTTCTTGTATTCTGCGTATGCAACTTCATAGCAGTCTGAAAATTGCTTAGTCAGGTTATTGATATTTGATTCCAGCAACTCACGCTCCTTCTTCTTCTCGATATAACAAGCCTCCATGTTATTGAGCTGGGCTTTTAACTGATCTATTTCCTGCTGTCTGTACTGCCAAGCTTTGTGAGCAA